ATGAAGTATAAACACCAACATTGACTGTTTGAATACCAGCACGATATCCAGATCCGGTATTACCAATACTAATAGAAGTAATAGTTCCAGCAGAAGAGACTACCGCTGTGCCCCCTGCAGATATAAGTGGTTGATAACCAAGTCCACCTGTAGATCCAACGGATACTATAATTCCTCCAACCGGAATACTAGCGTTATTGGGATCTGATGATAATGATGTGGCTGCTCCAGTAAATGTTATACTACTGATACCACTACCCTCACTTAATGAATAATCTTGAGGAATGGCAAGAGTTCCGGTAGGCCCTTGTAAAACGCCGTTTATAAGAACTACTCCATTGTTGGTTGAGAATCCAGATACATTTTTGTTTTCAGAAGTAAGAGTAAACGTTTTAGTTTTTGCGTCAAACTTATCAGCGATACTATCAAAAACGTAATTAGTTCTATAAGGTTCATCAGTTCCACCAGATCGTCTTAGGAAAGTTCTTCCCTGGAATCTACTGTGAGTTGTAATTCCAGTCCAATCTCTCTGATCTGGACGTTTATCAGATCCTCCAACAGGAATTGGGCCTCTAGGTGCTGTATAGAAATTAATTGTATTATCAACTATGTTGTACGCACCATCTACAACTGTAACTGCAATACCCGGTTGATGAGTAACTATTCCTGTTCCCATCCATCCACGATTAACCAGAATAAAGTTTGTTGAACCTATTCCAACAGTATTAACTTTCATAATTTCTGAATCAATTTGAATCAAATCAGCAGAAAATATAGAAGTAACACCAACTGTTTCAATAATAGTTTCTCCTAATTTTACCTCTTTACCAAGACTAGTTGTTACAGATGTTGAAACAATTGGATTTTGTATAAAATTATCAAGTGCAATTAAACATTTTGTATTTTGATCTTGGGCAGTGAATGTATGGTAAGTTCCTATTCCAAGTGCCGTAATACCTATCGCTACAGGATTTGAAGCAAGAGCATTCTCTGCAGATGACGCAAGTTTTATAGTTGAATCATTTTGTTTAATAATGAATACATCTGCCGTTAATGGAAGTAAACTTGTGCTACCAATACCAGCAAAAGTTGTCTCTGCAATTCCAATTCTTTGAGTGGTGCTTACCCCAACAGAATATTTTACAGCTTCTCCTGTGTTGAAGAAGTGATTTGGTAATCTAATTGTATCATTACTTACATCAATAATTTCACTATCACTGGCATCGAAATCTCTTCTGAAAATTTCAAGTCCTTCATGTTTTAAAGCAAAATCTCTCTTGATATCAGTTTCAGTGCCGGTATAGAAACCATGTCCGGCAGTTATCGAAGCATTATTTAAATCAATTTCATTATCCTCAGTAGTTTCGATTTCAACTATTTGAATGGCTTTTTGGAATACTTTTGTTTGAATATTCGCATTAGCTGGAGGTGTGTATTGTAAATGCGTTTCAGTTGATGCCCTTAGAGCACCAATAGTGCCTATACCACTCCCTGTAGTAAGTGTTCCATATTCTGTAATATAAGATTCTGAATTATCGTTTAGAACGATTATTTCAGAAAGTTGATATTCATCATTAGTGGTGTCTTCGATACTTACAAGATAATAAGCAGCGATATAATCATTTTGACTGGTTTCGCCGCTTCCGTCATGCGTATAAGTGGCGATTGTATGAATTCCAGGTGTCCCAGAAGATGATATTGAAGTGTGGAAAGATTGCAATTCGGAAATGTTTTCCCCAGCAAAACCAATAATTGTTGTTCCAACGCCAACGGACTCAGTGCTAGCTAATGAAACTCTAACTGTATTTGCTGTTAATGCAAATCCTGCGTTTGGAGTAAAATCAACATTGATTGTTCCAGAAGACATGTCAACTGAATAAGTTCCAAATCCTAGAGCAGATGAATTAACTTCGGTGGAAATATCACCATATTCTAAAAGTTGAGCAGTTGTACCATCATGAATTATATTAAGTTCACTGAAACCAAATATACCAGTGTTAGAATTAAATTCTACTAAAACTTTAGATGATCTGTAAGTGGAAGCAATTCCTACAATTGTGGTTTTAGTTGATGCGGGTATTGTTACTTGTGTTGATCGTATATCACATATTTCGCCTAAACCAAACGATCCAATACCAGTTTGGCCATTATCTAAATCAAAACTACAATAAGATACATTATAATTGTTAATGGCAAATTTAGTAGGGAAGAAAAGCAACTCTCCTTCAGTTCCACTAATTCTAAAATCAAAAGATCCTAGATCTAAAACACTATCAACTCTACCATAATTAGAAACTGCCGCATTGCTTCCATCTTGAATGATAGTTACAAGAGATGCTTGCCTTTCCCCGGTAAAGAATTTATCGCGAACAAATGTGAAAATTTTCTTTGATCTTTGTTCAATTGGGAATTTTTTGACTATACTAAATTTTTCAGGGCGTGGTTCGCTATTGAATTGATTACTAAAGTCATCAATTGTTAAAGCTCTATTACCAACTGACTCAAAGAAATTAGTCAATACACGTTTCTTAAAGAATATTCTATCTGAGAATATTTTTCCTGATACAGTTTTAGAATTTTCTGTTACTAAATCAAAATCATGGTAACAATTTAAACTAATTCCTCCAGTTATGGGATCAAACTCTGATCCATAAGTTGGTTGTGGTAATATGTCAACGGTTATACTGATAGTTGATTCTTGATCGGTAAAGACTCCCCCAGTATTAGTTTCGTCGGAAGATTCAATAACAAGATCGCTAAATTTAAGGAATCCAGCCGTATGATTTAAAGAACTAACAGTATCATCCCATTTCTGTATAGGAACTTTTGATTTAATTGCATATGAAAATTCTTGATAATAGTGATTATCTGGAATTCTCTGTAGATTATTATTAAGGAATCCTGTTGGTTTATTCCAACCCCTTTCAACAGTTGAAGATGAATTCAATTCAATTTCTGAATTGTAAACAATTTTAGATTTTATTTTACCCTTAGTTGTAGAGGATTGTCCTAAAACAATATCACCTACTCTAAATTCATTACTTAATGGAGAAACTTTAAGTAATTCAATTCTATTATTCCAACTATTAACCACACCTTCAGCATTACTAGTTGTGTCATTGGTTGTGACAACTTTTTCTCCAAGAAGAAAATCATTCTTTTTCAATTTAATATCAAATTGAGGAAAAGCGTTTTGATTTATAATTTTACCGGAAGAGTTGATTGAATCGTAATTACCAGCATAAAGATTATCATCCAAGATACCTGATAGACTATAAGTAACAACTCCAACAGAACCACCAAGAGGAATATTTACATCAGTTAGTGTGAATAACTGATATCCATAATCGGCAGAATTATATCCAGAAGCTGTGGATCCAACACCCACACTTATGTTTTCAATCAGAACTTTATCACCTACAGCAAATGGGGATTGATCACTAAATCCAGTATTAAATCCAACCGTTACATCTTTTGTCGTCATGTCAAAAGAAATAGTATCAATTGAAACTCCATTTGAGTTACTAATTGGAATAATACTAGGAGTTATATTGGAGAGTCCACTTGTGTTATTTCGTATAGTAACCTTAGGATCGCCAAGTTTATATGACAGATCTACATCGTCAATCAAAGCACCTGTCAATCCATCGAGAACAATTAAATTAGGTGCGATAGAATAATTTCTACCACCAGAAGAAATACCAATTTCTTCAAATGATGTTAGAGATTCTAAAGTTAAGACTACAGGAAGACTTGTGGTAGGACGTAGAGTTTGATCAATTGGATAATCAAAACCAATATTTTCAATTTTTGTTCTTAAAACATTACCAATACTATTACTTGATGTTTCTAATATGGCTCCTGTTCCTGTAACAATTCCAACGATTGTTGATACCCCAACAATCTCTTTATATCCAGATCCTTTATAAGTAATATTAACATCTGATATCCCTCCGTAAGCATGAACGGAATTAGTGTCATAAGACAGAGATGCATTTGACAGTGTATAAGAAGATCGTTCAGCAAGTTTTTCAATATTGTATTCAAATGACAATGATTGAACTTTAGTCAGAGAAAAATCACCAGTGTATGAACTTTGTGTTTTATTAATTTTGTTAAATCCTAAGACTTCATCATCAGTTATAAATTCTTTCTTTACATCTGATATTAAAGATGAGTTAACATTGGAAAACTTGTAAAAGAGATTATTTGGAACTTTATTATTAACTGAAAGAGTTAACTTAGCATCCGAACTAATTCCTATTTTTCCTGATTTTACAACTTCAAACTTATTTGATGTCAATGTTCCATCAAACTGATCAGTGAAATTTGAATCTCTATAAAGATTCAAATCAAAAGCTGAATATCTGGTGGATCCGTTTACATCAGATAAAGAAGAATCACTTAGATCAAAAATTACAGTATTCCCCTCATAAACATCAAAGGATGGATTGATTTGAAGAAGATTACCTTTTCTTGCAATATCAATGGATACAAAGTTGGGGCTTAATTTTTCTGCATCATATTTTGAATTGCAAAGTTTAATTTTATCTTTAGTAAATCTTGAAATATAATAAATGTTTTGATCTTCTAAACCTGTTGGAGCAGGATTAGAATCCAAAATTACTTTGTCACCAGTTTCAAAACCATGATCAACGATCGTGATTGTATTTTGAGAAGTGCTTACTCCTGCAGTTGTAAAACCAAGAGGATTGAATACAAATCTTCTATTATAATCATTATATTTTACAGTAATCGTTGTTGTGATTCCGGGTGTAACTGATACTTTAACTTCATCCTGAATTGACAATCCATGAGTCGAGGCAGTTGATACTGTAACAGTATTTTTTAATGCCTCAGCATTTACAACATTTTCTCTAACTGTCTTGAAACTATGATTTGTTCCTGTACCAATTCCAGTAAAATACAACAATCCAGAATTCATTGTTGTATCTGCAACTCCAACAAAAGTTCCAGTTGATCCGATTCCCACCTTAAATGTTTGAATACCGATAACATCATCATCAATTTTTGCAACATATAATAAAGTGAGGTTAGAAACATGAGTTGTTCCAACAGATGGATTAGAGCTAACTTCAATTGAAGTTCCACCTCCGTTATTATAAACAACTACATCTCCAGTCTTCAATTCATGATTAGGTAAGAATAAAGATCTCGAATTTAAGAAAGTTTGAGTGATTCCAGCACCGGGGTTAGAGAAGAGAATAGTGCTTCCTATTCCAACACCAGCAATTGTGCCTATACCAAGAGTTTCCTTAGGATCAAAATAAACTTGTTTATTTAATTCAAACTCAACATTATTTTCTCTCGATAAATCAAAAGTAAATTTACGAGTTTTTTCTCTAATTGTAGTGGTTGCTGTATGAGCTGCCGATACTGTACCATTGACAGATCTCTCCACCCTGATTCTAGAATTTAATTTATCAACATTCAATACTTTTACATTTTCAGTGCCAATCTCAAGAATATCATTTTCTCTAATAGAAAGTGATCCTCTATTTAAAACGCCATCAATAGAAAAATATGTAACAATTCCAGTTGCTGAGGAATCGCTTACTCCAGATGATAAATTGTATGAATCTGTTGTAACACCAATAGAAAAAGATTTATTATTTAAATTTGTAGACGTATTAAATCCAGATAATGTAACTAAATTTTTGTCAGTAAAATTATGGGGTGATGTAGAAAAAGCAACATATTTTCCATCAGAATTAACTGGAGTGATTTCAAGTTCAGAAACAACAGAACTTGCTACACTAACACTGTTGATAATTTTTCCTTCTACCCTTGATACTTTTGCTTTTGCGGAAACTGCTCCATCAAGTTTTTCAAAAATTACTCTGTCGCCTACTTTATATCCACTTCCTCCTGTTACAATTCCGACATTATCAATTGAACCTGTAGAAGTTGAAGTGATGTCTATTACTTCTTCAAAAATTTCATAGGGTTGTGTGACGAACTCATATGAAATACTCTTATTAGTAAGTCCATATGTGGTTGTGTCTCTAAACCATCCATTATTTTGTATATCATAAATTCCTTGATAAGATTTCTTATCGAAATTAAATGCATTAGGTTTAGATTTAAAAGAGTTGCCAATAAAATAAGGATAAATTGGTAATTTAAAATTATCGAATATAGTTCCAGTTTGAGGAGCTCCCTCATCTATGGTTGCAAAATATGCATATACTCCATTTGGAAACTGAGGTGTTACACAGTAACGTCCATTATGCTCATCAAGATCACCATTGCCAGTAAACACGTAATCTTCACAAAAGAATCCTGAACGAAATTCGGAAAGAGGTGGACGTTGAGATGATGGTTGTAATTCATATCCACTCTTAAGAGTCCTAACTACTCCTCCAACATTAGTATCAAATCCATTAGGGCCATAAATTGGATTCCCATCATATGCCCATCCAATAATTGGAGAGTGAAGTGAATTATTAATTTCTTTGTTAGAATCATCAATGGTAAGATCGGGAATACCTCCAGCAAAATTAACTGTAAGACGAAGTAAGTTTGTTCCAAAAGTAGTTTGTCTTAATTTTCTAGGAGCGTACAAGTGAACATATTGAACTCCATAATCTTCAACTAATGAAGTGTCTAGCACTCCATCATCTTCTTTTAAAATATTTTTATTTCTCTCAAAAAGATTGACAGTCCATCTGTTAATATCTGCATTAAGATTCGCTCCGGATCCACTTGCAATTACACTAACAGATGTAGAATCTGTATAATCTATACCTTCATTTTCAACTATAACTCTTTCTATTTGTCCGTTAGAAATAACAGGTGTGATCTTAGCATATTTTCCTGCACCATTTACAATTAAGTCTGGGGCAGTGTTATATTCATATCCACCATTTGTTACAAGAACTTCTATAATTTTTCCATTATTAACAACCGGAAGAAGTTCTGCATCTCTACCACTTAATAAATTGAAAACTGGTTGTTTGTTGTAATTGATTATTTCACTTGATCCATATCCAGTTCCATTATTTGATAAATCAACAGACTCAATTGTCCCTCTAAAAATTGGTTGAATTTTAGCGTTGAAATCTTGTCCGCTAAATGTTTTTATTCCAATTTTTCCAACCACAGATACGACAATATCTGGATAATTAAAGGAATGAGATCCCGATCCAACTGATTCTATATTAATGTATTGATCAGTTTCAAAATAAAAATCGTAAGATGTGGTTCCTATTCCTACAGAGGAAAGTTTAAAATTGTCAGAGTCTACAGTGGTGACAACGTAATTTTCATTAGAACTCAATCCAGATGCATTTCCTGTATATGTTACAGTCTCTCCAGATTTAAATCCATGATTACTAATGCTGATTTGATTTGTAGCGGTATTAATACCTGCACTATCTGTTGTTCTTTTTTTATTCTCGTATGCTTCGCCTGAAGATTCAACAATTATATCTGAAATAACTCTTTTTTTATCAAAAGAAACAAATCGATGCACGCCATTACCGTTTGATGTTAAGTTGATGGCATTACTTCCACTGATCGTATCGCTTTCAGTGGGGAACAGCTTGATAGTTTTAGTGTCTACTAATTTAATGTAGTACTCTGAGTCCGGTGACAATCCACCAATCGATGTTTGTCCATCGGTTTTATAGATAACTCTCTCTGATTCTTTAAATTTATGAAATGTCGTAAATCCGATTGTATCAGAAGACAACCCTACTTGAGGATTATCTACTTCGGAAGAAAAAGATACTGAGTGAGTTACAAATTTTGTATTTGCAAATGCTCTAGCTCCTGATCCATTTCCCCCTGTTATTTTAACAATCGGATCTTCAGCATAATCAAATCCTTGATCTAATAACTCAATTCTTTTAAGGTTACCTTTTACGTTAACTAATCCAGTGGCACCAACTCCAACAGAATCTTGAATTGAAAGTATTGGAGGATTTATTACATCATAATTATCTCCTGGAGCAGATACGACAATATTATTAATTCTTCCATAATATACGCTATCTCCAGAT